CATGAGTTCATGAATGAAATACATCACATCTATAAGCAAGGAGTAGATATTACTATTATACAATGTGATACTGCTATCAAGAGTATAGAGCCTTATAAAGGTAAGAATGAGATTAAGATATATGGTAGAGGTGGGACCGAGTTTGATCCCGTCCTTGAGTATTATAATGAAAATATAAGAAAGTTTACTAGCTTGGTATATTTCACTGATGGTGAATGTTATACTGATGTTAAACCAAAAGCTCCTGTTTTATGGGTGCTGTCTGAACAATCCCATATGAATAATGACCTCCCGGGAAAGGTTATCAAGTTAGAAATTTAAAAAATTAAAAAGATGAGTCAAGTTCAATTAAATGTAGATGAGTTAAAAGGGTTCTTAAAACATATTGTTAATAATAACCAATATATCCAAAGTGAAGGTAAAGTACCTGTTGCTATCAATGTAGAAGGTGATGCTGGGCTTAATTCAAAATAAATGTGTATCTTTGTAACATGAGAAAATTAATTTTAGAGTGTTTACACAAAGATTTAAACCAAAAATGTGGTATTTACAGAATTAGTTGTAATGAACACAGTTATATTGGAAGTAGTATTAATATTTATTATAGGTTAAAAAGACATATATCTGATTTGCTAAGAAATAAACATGCAAATAAATATATGCAAAATGCTTTTAATAAGTATGGAAAGGATTCTTTTGAGTTTGAAGTTATAGAAGAATGTAGTAAAACAGTTTTAATTAAGACTGAAGCTTATTATATAAAATCTATGACTCCAAATTTAAACTTTATTCAAGATCCTGTTGTAGTTATACATAGTAATGAAACATTACTTAAAATTTCTACAACTTTGAAAGAAGCTTATGCTTCTAAGAGAATAAAGAATCCTATATCCAGAACTGTTCATCAATATAACATTAATGGTTTTTACCTTAAAACTTATGAATCTTGTGCTGAAGCTGAAAAACAATTAAACTTACCAAAAGGTAAAGTTTCAAAAGTAGCTTCAGGAAAAGCTTTTTCTTGTAAGAATTATAGATGGAGTTATGAATCAAAAGATAAACTAGAAGAGTCTTCTATTAAACCAGATAAGACTAAAAAAGTTTATGTATTTGATAAAAACAACAATTTAGTTCAAGAATGGCAACGTGTAGATAATTTAGCTAGAAATCTAGGTATTAGCCCATGTACAATGTCAATAAGAATTAAGAAAGGTAATTACTATGATGGTTTAAGATATACATTTAACCCAGGTCCAGGGTAAAAATTGGGTGAATTGCTGGGAGTTCCTAAAGCTTTGTTAGCTACAACATAACTGGAAACGGTAAGTGTGAATGCTTGAAAATAACAAAGATGTCTAAATGGATAATCAGCAGCCAAGTGTAGATCTAAATGGTTTGCAAAGGTTCAACGACTAGGTATTGAAACTAAAATAAAGTAGAGGTAGGTGTATTAATAGTATTGTAAGCTAAAGGCTCAACTCAGAGATAACTGTGCACCAGAGGACAACCGTTAAGACAACCACAACTATTAAATGAGGAGACAGAGATGTTATCCTACCCTATTTATTTTAGAATATAATATACCCAAGAGTGCCCAACACTAGAAATAGTGAAGATATAGTCTGAACTATAGTGAAAGCTATAGAAACAAGGATAAAGAGCCTTGTGATAACAAAATGTGGAAAGACTTCAGCTGTTAAGCAATTAGCAACTGAGATGGGTATGGATATTATTAAGTTAAATTTATCTCAGATAGAAGAATTAGGTGATTTGATTGGTTTTCCATTCAAAGAATTTGAGATGGTAAGAGAAGATGGTCTTACTAAATGGGTTCAAGAGTCTTTAATGGAAACTTATATCAAAAACAGATATAAACCAACTACTAATAGTAGAATGTCTCATGCTGCTCCAGAGTGGATACAAGGTAAAGGTGAAGGTGGTTTCTTAATCTTAGATGATTATACTAGAGCTGATCATAGATTTATGCAAGCTACTATGGAATTAATTGATCAGCAAGAATATATTTCTTGGAAATTGCCTAAGAACTGGCATATTGTATTAACTTCTAATCCAGACAATGGTGATTATAATGTAACCGCATTAGATGTTGCTCAAAAGACTAGATTTATCTCAGTTGAGATTAAATTTGATATCAATGTATGGGCTAAGTGGGCTGAACAAGTAGGCATTGATGGTAGATGTATCAATTTTATGTTGATGAATCCAGAAGTAGTAACTCAAAGAGTTAATCCAAGAGCTATTACTACTTTCTTTAATGCTATCAGTTCTATTGAAAAGTTTGAAGAGCAGTTACCATTAATCCAAATGATTGGTGAAGGTTCTGTAGGTGGTGAGTTCTCTAGTATGTTTACTATGTTTATTAATAACAAGATGGATAAGATTATTTCTCCTCAAGATATTATGACTAATACAAGTGAAGCATATGTAGTAGGAGCATTAAATGGTGCGGTAGGTACTGGAGATGATTTTAGAGCTGATATTAGTAGTATAATTACTACCAGATTAATCAATTATTCATTAAAGCATGCATCTGAGCATGCAGTTAGTGATGCAATGATTAACCGTTTGGTTAAATTGACTACAGATTGTGAAGCTTTCACAACTGACCTTAAATATTACATGGTAAAAGAGATTCTTGCAGGTAACAAACCTAAGTTTGCTAGACTAATGCAGAATGCTAATGTAATTAAAATGGCAGTTAAATAGATATTAACATAAAGCGGTGTAAAAAGCCGCTTTTAATTTAAAAATATGGAAAATACATTAATTATAAAGTTAGAAATTAGTAATACAGATTACTTTGATAATCATGATTTAGCTTTACTTGACTATAATACAGAAGTTGATTTACAATATGCTACATTTAACAGTGTAAGAACCTTGTTTCCTGTAACAACAGGTTATGAACCAACTACAGGTGATAAATTATTTTTTGCTAAAAGTGTAAATATACCTCGTGTAAAGCTTAAAAATCTTACAAAAGATTATAAAATAAAAGCTACAACAAAGATTGAAGATGCAAGTGCAGTATTTATTTCAGATAATACTACTGCAAAATATACAGAAGCTCGTTGGCATTATAATGTAAAAACTGAAAAGTTTAAAGAGTTTTTTCAAGGTGCAGTTGATGGTGGTTATATTGATAATTATTATGCAGATAAAGTAAATACTGCATTAGAGTTCTATGAAAATGAATATATTGCTATTGAATATAATACTAAAAGTGTATTAGAAGATGTTCATATTCCTTTTAGATTAACTGAAGGTGTAAGTTTTTCATCTCAAAAATTGCAATATATTAGTGATGAGTATGTTAGTTCATATAAAGACATGCTTAACTTTACTGGGCCAATATATGATGAATCTGAATTACTAAAGTATTTAAATGGTAGTGATGCATTAGCTATTGAAGAGAACATGTATGAAAGTTTATGTGAGATGTTTGATAGCTCAGATAGAGATAATCATACATTAGCAATGGAGATAATGGCTAATTCACAATTTGAAGATAGTATTTTATATTTAGGTTTATTATTTAATAACTATTATAATAGAATACAAGACTCAAGAAGTAAAAGTCATGTGAATTTTAAATCTTTACTTGCATTAATGGATATCAGAAGCAATTGTTTTCATTTAGATATAGATGAAATAATTGACAGATTGAAAAAACATGGTAAGTTGACTAAAGAAAGTGTTGACATAATACTAAAGAAACTAGGAGACAAAATCATTAATGCTGGTGAATCAACATATTTTAAGATTAAAACAATTACAATGACTGAAGAGATGTTGGCTGTTTTGAATTTAAACTATGAGTATTCATTGCATGGTGATTTTACACCACAATCTCCTGAGATTGAAGAAGTTGTAGAAGAAACAGTATCTCTTGAAGAAGAAGCTGTAGTTGCAACTGTAGAAGAAGAAACTGTTGAAGTAGTGGTAGAAACAGTTGAAGAAGTAGTTCAAGAATCTATAAAAGAGATGATTGACTTTGATAATGTAGTTGTAGAATCAAAAACAAATAATGATGGGTATTTCTTATAGTGATGAATTAGAGCAATTTTATAAAAGTGATTTTTATTTTAGTTACTCAAGCATAAATAAACTGTTGTATTCTCCTGCAGCATTTTATAAACATTATATATTGAATCAAAGAGAGGATTCAGTTGATGCTCATTTAGTAGCCGGGAAAGTAGTGCACTGTTTACTACTTGAACCAAAGAATTTTGATAATGAGTTTATTGTAATACCCAGTAATCTACCAAAAGATAACAATAGATTGTTGGTAGATGAAGTGTTTAAGGTTTATCAATCACAACCTGATACAGATTTGACATTAGCAGATTTTCCAGATAGCATAATTAGTGTGCTATTAGGTATCAATCTTCATCAATCTTTAAAGACAGATGAGAGCAGAATTGCAAAGATGGTGACTGAACAGAATACACAATACTTTGAATTTTTAAAAGTAAAACAAGGTAAGACTATTGTAGATCAAACTACATTAGACACTGCAAAAGACTCTGTAGAGTTATTAAGACAACATGCAACTGTAAGAAGTTTAATGCAACTTGATAATGATAAAGATGAAAATGTAACAATCTATAATGAACAAGGTTTACAGATAAATTCAAGTAAATACAAATTTGGATTTAAAGGTATTTTAGATAATGTAGTAATGGACTATAATACTAAGACTTTATTTATTAATGATTTAAAAACTACTGGTAAAGCTATACAAGATTTTCCAGACTCAGTGCAATATTACAAATATTGGGTGCAAGCCGTAATGTATAAACAATTGAGTTTAGGTAAATATCTTAAAGATTTACCAGACAAACTTGATTGGAAGGTTGTGATTACATTTATTGTGATTGATAGAGCTAATTTAATCTATCCATTTCAAGTATCAGATGAAACATTAAAAGTATGGGAAGAAGACTTTAAAAAGATATTGACAGTTGTAGACTATCATTATACCAATAAGGACTTTACACTACCATATGAATTAGCAACCGGGAATGTAAAATTGTAAAATTATGAGTATTAATGCGCTTTATAGAAATTATTTTCAAAAATCTAAGATATTTGTTTATCCGCTCTTAGGTATTAAAAAGGGTTCAAGTGTCACTCCAGTCCAAACTTATTTTGGCTGGAATGACTATGTAACACCCGAGGATATGAAACTTGTAACAGTATTTCATACTAGAACAGATCAAGATTATATTGATTTTGAAAAGAATATATTACTGAAACATAACAGACTGAGTGATTACATTAAACTAAATGATGCTGAAGTATTGTATACCTTTGACTTTTCAGATATGGAAACAGATTGGATGCATTTAATCAACGGTAGATATAGTAAGATGAATCCAACAATAAAGCGTAAGATAAGAGATCATTTTGATAAAAATGGCAGTAATTTCATGTATATGGATAGTTTTTTATTCCCTGAAAAGTATTTTAATATATATTCTGAACTTTTAGGAGTAAATGAAGAAGTATTAAAAGAAGTAGGTGAATTATGCACTAAGCCAGACATGGAGAAAGAAAAATTAACAGTATTAGTAGAACAATTAAATAACACAATATGACAGGAGAAAACACAATGACGTTGATCAATTCAGAATGGAATGGTCACAACACTTTTAGAATGATTCCAGTATCTAATGATGCACCTTATGTAGAGTGTATTTATGATTTAACATCTGGATTATTTGTAATCATAGGTAAGGTAACTAAAACTAGTTTGCATATGTTGCCTAAACTAGATGAGAATGGTGATCCAATGGGTACACAAGCTATGAGAGCAAATGGTAGAAATGTTAAAGAAGAGAGAATCTCAAGTGAAACATTTCAAGAGTATTATTTGGATGACAAAACTGATATTAAAAACTTGGTTAACTACTTAGGTGTTAACTCTAAAGATTTTGATTTTCAGACTACATTAGACAAAGCAGTTGTAGCTGCAAAATAATTTAATAAGTCACAGAGTGTCATCCGTGATGCTCTGTGCTTTTAACTAAATAGGGGAAACAGCTTAACTGAATGTTGATTATGGGAGAGA